AAAAGCAAAGAATGGAGAAAAAATAATCCAGAAAAAATGAAAGAATATTGGAAAAAATCTTCGGTTAAAAGAAAAGATTATTTTAAACAATATAGGATTAAAAACAAAGATAAAAGGTCGTTATATAACAAAAATTTAGAAGCAACTAATTTAGATTACAAAATAGGACAAAGATTACGACACCGACTTTATAATGCATTAAAATCAAAAGGCATAAAGAAATTACATAAAACTATGGATTTATTGGGGTGTGATATAGAAGCATTCAAATCACATTTACAATCTCAATTTAAAAATGGTATGACTTGGGAAAATTATGGAAAATGGCATATTGACCACATTAATCCGTGTATCAATTTTGATTTAGAAAAATCGGAAAATCAAAAATTATGTTTTCACTATACAAACATGCAACCATTATGGGCTACAGATAATTTACATAAATGGAAAAACTAACTATTATTCATAGAAACAAAAAGGGCGCTGAGAAATCAGCGCCCTTTCTTTGTTTTAAGATTACCTTCGTGTTAAGGTTATACGTCTTGTGGTTCTTCGACCAACTCAGCATCTTCTACTGGTTCGTCTTCCTCAACTTCTTCCTCATAAGGAACAAGTTCGTCGCCTTCGAGCAACAAATCTACTCCACATTCTGGACATGAATAAATAGGAGCGTCTTCATCAACTTCTTCAACGTCCTCTTCAACTTCCTCTTCACATTCGCCATCGCACTCACCATCTTGTGATAGAGCAGCGGCAGCTAATGCAGCAACTTTTCGAATGGCGTCTCTTGCCTTTTCTTGTGCATCGTCGCCTTCGTCGCGGGTAAGAGTATGTTTTGCTTCGTTAACATAATCTTCGATATAAACCAACCATTGTTCCAATGAATCAACACCATCAAGTTCCCAATTTTCCACTTGATAGCTCATTTCATCAGCAATGTCATCAAATACTTCACTTGTTCTGTTATAGTCGCTCATAGATGTTTTTTCTTTCTTTTGTATGGTATTTTCACTTGTTCCCAATCGCCTCCATTCTTTTTTTGGTAAGCAATCATAAAACTCTCTTCATAAATATCATCACAAGACGAAGAAGTTTCATTTACTTCTTTTTCTTCCTGTCTTTTTTGGTTTTTTGATTTTCGATTTTTTGGCATACATTGCTTTTTCGTGGGCATCATCCATTTCTTCATCCAGTTTATCAACCCACTTGTCTAGCCAATCCGGATTATTTGATTTTCTGATTTCTGATTTTGCTTTATGACGTTCATATTCAGTTTTATATTTCAATTTTCTTCCCATAACATAAGTATAATTGTCTAACCAAAAATGTCTAACAAAATCAATCTCTAATAAAATTATTTAACTTATCAAAACATTCTCGACACCATCGGGGAAAATCAGGAATATTATTGTAAAGTTTATCGCTACCAATCATTTTGGCCAACTCAAACTTGTTCATTTTTGGGATTGGGTTATCTAAAACCTCCTTTATATGAAGTTGAGCGATAGTGGTTAGTGATGTGTCAGTTAGTTGCATCAGAGCGTAGTTTCTCTCTACATCCGGCCAACGTTCAATTATAGTATCATAGACCTTTAATTTACCACTGGCCGCAACGGCGTGGTCTTTCAGGACGTTTAATTGTATAGGACCATCACTCAACATGGGGAACGCTTTTATGATTGTTTTTAGACCACATCCCTTTATTCCATCTATATTGTCTGAAACATCACCCATTAACGCTCTAAAATAAACAAAATTATGCGAAGCCACCCCATATTCATTCAACACATCTTGAGGCCCATAGAGTTTTTTCTTTGTAGGACTCCAGACCTTAACGTGGTCATTCACAATCTGTAAAAAATCCTTGTCGGCAGACATAATTGTGGAATTCCAGTCTTTGAAGGAATCTAAGGCTAAATAGGCGATTGTATCGTCTGCTTCAACATTGTCCAAAGAAATAACATTGATAGGAAGATGGGTAAGATACACCACCAATCTTTGGAGTTGCTTCTTTAAAGAAACCTCTTCATCACCGAGCGAAGTATCTTCATAAATGCGATTGAGGCGAACGTGTGTTTTCTTATGGGCCTTGTAATCGGAGTAGATGGCTCGACGTTTCATCGAACCACCCACACCGTCAAACACAACAACACACCTATCAGGTTTAACCATCTTGAGGGCATAACCGACACTCTTTAGGAAGCCGGTCATGCCCCCAGTATGGAGTCCATCCTCGTTTAGCGTAGGTATTGCCGCAAAACAACGAATGAACGTATTATACGCGTCCACTATCAAAACTTCTTTTTTTGTAGCACTTGATATTCCTGTCTCCTGAGCACTCTTTTTTTCAGATTTAATATTTTCCCAAATAGAAAATATATCCTGTTTTTTTTCTTCTAACATTAATCATCATCCTCTACATCTTCTACTTCTACATCTTCGATAATTAGACTGTTAGGGTCACGATATTTCATGATGTATTGAGAAGCGATTAAATCATACACTTCGTCTTTGAATGCTTGTTCTGAATTTATCTTCTGAACAAACTCAGGAACAGTTACGCCAACGGTATCAGTAGCTAACTTGATTTTGTATTTATCACCATCTTTCTTAGCCAAACTATTGTCTTTCAAAAAGTCAAGCCAACTCTTTAGGTTCTGAATACCGGAGTCAAAATGAATTTCAAACAATGCGTTTCTTCGTGGCGGACCCATACGATTCTTAGTTACGACCGCTTTACAGTTGTTACCAATGATTCTACCACCACGTTTCAGTTGTCCAGCATTGTTTAGGCGAATACGAACAGATGCCGTATAAGCCATAGCTTTGCCACCCGGCACAACCCACTGGTCACCAAATTGAACAGCTTTCATATTCATACGAAGCTGATTGGTGAATACAACAAGAATGCGTTGTCTTCCAATAAGACCTGTAATCTTCCTACAGGCTTTAGAAACGATGATGGCTTTTGATGTATTGTAACCATCCTTACCGTGTGCAGATTCCATTTCGGTTTCGCACGATGCTTGTGTTAGTGAGTCAACAACAATCGTTACCAATTGCTTTTCATCAAACTTTCTGGTTACGCCGATAATCTCTTCCATTTTAGAAAAGATTTCTTCAACCGTAAACAATTGAACGTATCCGAGATTTCTAATATCAACTCCAACAGCCTTCCAAAATTCAGGTGCAGCAGCATTTTCTGTGTCAATCAATGCACCGTAACCACCCATCTTCTGGGTATTAGCAAGAATGTGAGCAGCGACTAATGATTTACCTGATGACTCTTGGCCTTCCAAACTGATAATTCTTCCAACAGGAAGACCACCATTTTTTCTATTTGATACAGCCAAATCTAGCAAAGAATTGCCCGTGGAAACCCAATCAGAAACCATTGACGGGTCTTCTTCTTCATCAAGAAAGAATGCTACCTTAGCGCCGTCAGTTTGTGACTTATTCAACGCTTTACATACAAGTTCGGCAAGTTCGTCTCTCTCAACTTTTTGAACGTTGTCAACTTCACCATCTACATGAACGGATTTTCCTTTTGGCATAATTTATACTTTTGTACACTTTAATGCTACGCATTTCTGCGTAGCATTTCAAGTGTTTTCTTTGTTTTAATTTTGCCAGCTTACTTCTTGCCAGTAACCTTTTTGAAGGCTTCCTCGAAGTCGGCTGCACTCATGTTCAGATTCACTTTCTTCGCTTTTTCAGCGGTAGGTGATACTGGTGGAGTTGTTGGTTCAGCAACCACTTCTGCTACCGGAGTGGCAGGCGTGTTTGCTGCGATTTCTTCCTCAGACGGGAGAACCACGTTGTCATCTGCATCCGCTTCTGGAGCGGGCGACTTACCCTTAAAAGGGTCATCACTGGTTCTATCTGCGCCTCTCGGCTCAGAACCAGCGGCTTCGCCTCTTCGTTCGTTTTCCAACTTAATTTCGAGAGCGGCTGCCAGTTCTTCATAGGAAGCAGGCTTGTAAATATCACAAATATTTGGTTGTTTCTTTGTGATGGTTTCCATGATTTCCTTTGCCTTCGGATTGTCAGTATCAACCACCGGACGAGATTTTGGTTTTAGCAAAATCTTCGTATCAGGAAAATCTGCCTTCAATTCCTCTGCGGTCTTGAAATCAACCGTAATATCGTGACCATTATTTAGGTCGGTGATATCGCCGTAATCAGGGTCACTGATTGCTGCTAATAGTTGTTCGTGAACTCGAGCGCCGAATCCCCAAAACTTGATACCTTCTTCTTCATGACCGCGAACGATAATCGGAACATAGGTTCTAATCTTTGGTTGCATCTTGCGACCCTTGAGCCAAGTTTCTTTCACCTTCTCAAGTCTGTTAGCCAACTCTACAATAGGGTCAGCCTCATTGAAGCTTGATGGGCTTAGATAACTTACCTTATCACCATTGAAGTCATAGTGCCACTTCAATTCGATAAACGGGAAATCAGGACAGTATTGATAAGGAACAATTCTTACGACTTGTTTGCCCGGTTCAGGCTTCCAAATGTATTTTTTGATCTTGTCAGACTTCTCTTGCTGTTCTGGGGTGAGTTTTTTGCCGCCTTTTTTCGTCTTGTCATAAGACGCAAGCTTGTTTCTTACTTTATCCATATTTAACATATTAATTCTTTCGTTAATTATTTTAATCATTAATAAATCAATCGTTAACTACATTAAGTTAATTCTCAATTTACTATAAATAGAGGCTACC